CTCGGCAACGCCGGGGACTTCCGCATGGACTGCCTCGTGCGTGTGTTGAAGCACCCGGTGACCAAGTGGGATCCGGGCAACATCGGCGACCCACGCAGCACCAAGTCGACGGGGATGATGACCCGGTACATCAACTGCTGGCCGGGCTCGATGCAGTGGAACGACCTCAACGCCGGAGACAACTCGGTGATGGTCGAGACGATGACCCTGCACCACGAGGGCTTCGTGGTGTACTACGGCTCCGGCTCGACCGGCGGCGGTACATCGTCCGACAACGCCGCCACCTGAGTCATCCGCCAAGGAGGAACTGCATGACCACCGAACAAGAAGAGCAGACACCAGCCGTACTCGCCGGAGGCCCAGGGGGTCTCGATCCGATCAACTGGGACGAGTGGTCGACCGTTCCTCCACACCTGCGAGAGCAGGGCGTGGAGGAACTGCAGCCGGGTGCCCTGCCACCCGAGCACCTCAACGAGGCGCTCGGCGAGATGCTCAGGGAGGCCAAGCCCGACATCCCGATCGTGGACGAGCCACCGAACGGAACGGTCGAGCTGCTGTGGGGGATCGAGCGTGGAGGCAAGCGCTACCGCACCGCCCTGGTGCGTGAGCTGAACGGCGCCGACGAGGAGCGCATCGCACGGCTGTCGACGTCGGCGACCAACTACAACGTCCTCGTGGTGGACCTCCACCTGCGCTGCGCCGTGGAGCAGATCGGCAACGTCAGTGTCGCCGACGACGCCGACGTGCTCGGCGAGCTGCTCATCTCCGACCGGGACATCCTGTTCAAGGAGGTGCTCCTCGCCACCTACGGGCACACCCGTGACTACGAGGGCATCGCCTGCCCGACGTGCAGCTTCGAGATGGACCTGCACGTCGACATCGATGCGCTGATCGAGGTCTCCAACGTCAGGGAGTTCGACAGCGGCAACTTCGTCGTCATCCTGCGCAACGGCACCTCGGTACTGATGCGCAACGTCACCGGCAACGATCAGCTCTCGGTGTTCCGCAACACCACCCGGGCGATGTCCACGGCCGAGGCCAACACCGCCTTCATCGCCGCCTGCGTCGAGAAGGTCGACGGCAAGGCCGTGCCCGACCCGGAGAAGTGGGCTCGGGGACTGGGGATCCTCGACCGCAAGAAGATCACCAACGCACTGCTGGACATCCCAGCCATCGGCTTCAAGGAGGTTGAAGTGCCCTGCACCAACTGTGGGAAGAACCTCCCCACGGTCTTCGGTTGGGCCGACCTTCTACCGGGTTAACTACCGGGCCATCTACGTCCAGTACACCCGGCTGGTCGAAGCGTTCGGGTGGTCACCAGATGAGTGCAAGGCGTTGACGATACGGGAGCGCAGGTACTGGATCGAGTACATGACGTACAAGAACCGGATGGAGAACTACCGCAGGTCGATGGTGGTGAACGGATAGCAGATGGCAGACGAACCACAGATCGGAGGAGGGCCACGGCTCCCTGGTGGGCGTACCACCAAGAGCACGCCGATGACCAACGTCTCCGCTCAGGTGAAGACCGAAGGTCTCAACATCATGGATCGTCTGCTGTCGAGCATCGCCAAGAGCACGACGCTGATCGCCAAGAACCTCAAAGCGATGAACGCCGAGGGCCGTACCGGCGCCGGAGCGTGGGCTGGGTTCCTCGCCGGAGCTAGCGGTGGGCGGGTTGGTGTGGCAGCAACACCATGACGTGGCAGGGCAGTGTGCCTGCGCTCAAACCGTCGGGCCCGTCGTCGCAGACCGGGGCGCCCACCACAATGCCGTGGTCTGGCAAGCTGCCAACGCTCACACCCGGTGGCCCCACATCGACCACCGGGTCGTACTCACCGCCCGGCGGAGGTCAGGGTGGCGCCCCTCCGGGCGGTGGGCCCAGCAACTCCATGCCGTGGATGGGCGCCGTCAACAGGGGCGGTGCTATGGCCTACGGCGCACTCGCTGCTGCTCCGGCAGCGATGCTGGCCGCCGCTCCTCTGGCCAACATGCTCAGCGGCCGCATCGGCCAGCAGATCACCGAGGGCGCACCGATCGCCGCCATGAGCCTGCGCACGTCCTCGATGTACTCGGGGATGCAGTACAACCGTGTCGAGCGTGAGCGCTTCCGTCAGCTCGGGCAGTTCGCCGGGAGCCGCCAGGACGTGGCCGCCGCCGGAGAGATGGCACTGCGCCTCGGTCAGACACCGCAGCAGGCCGGGCGCTACCTCCAGGGCGTCGGCAACACAGTGCAGGCGATGGGCGGAACGATGACCGCCCCGCAGGTGATCCAGGCGACCGGCGGCTTCCAAGACTCGCTGGTGATGCGCCGCCAGATCGCCAGCGGCATGCGCCCGGCCCGCATCGGCGGACAGGTGCGTGACCCGAGGGAGGTGTCGAGGGACTACATCAACAACTTCGAGCAGAAGTTCAATGGCGGCCGCAAGCTCAACGAGTACGACTTCATCAACCTGCAGACGCCTGGCTCAGGGTTGCGCATCAGGTTCCAACGTCTGTACGGACTCGATGACTCAGCGATCGACATGCTGACCGTCGCCGGGATGCAGTCGCTCAAAGCCGGTAACTCCCTCTCCACGTCGGGCCAGCTGACGGCGGCGGGGATGTCCTCGGAGCGCATCTCCCTGGCGGTGTCCAGCCTGTCCACGACCAAGGGTCTGCGTAACGCCAACTTCATGGCCCGCACCGAGGGCGGGATGGTCAACCAGCTGCAGACCGAGGAGACGATCCAGCGTGCGTTGGGCGGGCTCGAAGAGGCGACCTCGGGGTTGATCAGTGAGTTCGCTGGCCTGGAGCGTGTGGTCAAGGGCGTGACCACGGCACTGGGTGTGATCGCCGGTATGGGGTTGCTCAAAGGTGCTCTCGGTGGTGGTGGTGGTGGTATCGGGATCCCCGGGCTCGGTGGTGGTGTCGGCTTCGGTGGCTTCGCCCGTACTGCTGCTGGCGGGGTCGGCACCGGGGCGCCCGCTGCTGCAGCTGCTGCGGCTCCAGCTGCAGGGGCTGCCGGTGGAGTGATGTCGGGGATGGCCAGCCGGGCCGGGCTCGCTCCCGTCGGTGTCGGCTTCGGCATCGCCGCCGCCAAGACCGCAGCCAACGCCACCAACTGGGGCGACCTGTTCACCTCCGCAGGTGAGGGTGTTGCGTCAGGTGCTGCCCTCGGCGGCATGGTCGGCGGCCCGTGGGGTGCAGCCATCGGTGCGGTGGGTGGTGGCGTGCTCGCCTTCGGTGCCGCCGGGTTCAACTGGCTCACCGACACCAGCGGTCGGGATCAGGAGACCGCTCGGCAGAGCACGTCGGCCTCGAACATGACCGACAAGGAGATCCTCGACAAGTTCATCACGAACCGCAACGCCGTGACTTCGAGACGGACGCCGGAAGAGATCCGGCGTATGAACGAGACCCTGCAGTATCAGATCAACCCTGAGACCAATGAGCCGTACGGTCCCAACTTCCTGACCGCCGACACAGCTGAGTACCTCACGAAGAGCTGGACGGAGGTTGGTACCGACGCCGCCGACGAAGAGAGCACCGGCTTCATGGATCGCTTCCAGATCCGGCGCTCGGCGTTGATCGAGCAGTGGATGAACGAGGCCGTCAATACCGGTCAGCCGTTTCAGGACTACATGAAGTGGTTGACCCAACGGTGGAACGGTCGTGACCCCACGAAGCCGGTGTCCGACGCCGACGTCAACAAGACGCTGGACGAGTGGATCAGGGTGCAGGACAAGTTCCACGAGTTCGCTTCCAGCTCTGGTGAGGTGGAGGATTCGGACTACGAGGATGCTGGCACGACGTTGCTCAACCTCACCCAGGCGATGCGGTCGCCCGGCAACACTCGTCATGCTCCCGGTTGGGCAGAGCTGAACGAGGCGTACAAGAACTACTTCGGCGACTACGTGCGCCACCCGATGGAGTACAAGCCGGTCTACACCGATGCGGCGATCGGCATCATCGGCCAGTACCAGTTCACGGCGAGCGACTACGTCCAGTCGAGACTCGCTGGCTCCAGCCAGACGGGCGACCCCAACTTCGGCGACGGCAACGATCACGGCGGACTGACACCGACCGAGCCGTTCAACTTCGGATCGATCGCCAGCTTGCGCCTGGCGCCCGAGCCCGACGACCCCAACTGGAACAAGATGGACAAGCGCATGCAGCAGCGCTTGCGCATCATGTTCGCCAACTCCGGTGGCCAGGTGCGGTGGGAGAAGGGCGGCGGCTGGCGCTCGACCGAACGTCAGCGGCAGATGTTCCTCGAACGGTACCGACCCGACCCCAACGGTTCGATCACCTGGAACGGCCAGAAGTGGAAGCACGTCTCCGGCGCCGCTGCTGCTCCCCCCGGGCGCTCGTACCACGAGATCGGTCTGGCCGCCGACCTCGGCGGTCCCGGTGTCGGCAACGGCTGGTTGAAGAAGAACGCCCGCCGCTTCGGGCTCAAAGAGTTCTCCTCGGTCAACGACGAGCCGTGGCACGTCCAGCTGATCGAGCTGCCCAACGGACGCAGCAGCTACGACCAGGGCGCTGATACCGGCGCTGCTGGTGCCTCAGTGACCGACACCGTGCCCGCTGAGTCGGGCCCGGTGTCCGGTGCCGTCAGTGGTGGTGGCGCCAGTGGTATCGGTGGCGGGAGCAGCGCCGGGCTGCTGACGATGAACACGAGCAGCCTGGCGGCACTGTCGGGTGGTGCTGGTGGCGGTGGCGGTGGTGGCGGAGGCAACTACGAGGGGACGGCCGGGGCGACGACGGCCGACACCACCACCGACTACTCCGGTAGCGGCCCGCTGACCGGCGAGCAGATCGCCAAGATGGCCTACGCCGCAGGCTTCCGTGGCGACAACCTCATCACGATCCTGGGCATCGCCAAGCGTGAGTCGAACTGGGATCCGGCGGCGCACAACACCAACGCCAACACCGGGGACAACAGCTACGGCCTGACGCAGATCAACATGCTCGGCAGCCTCGGCCCGGCACGCCAGGCGCAGTTCGGGATCTCCAAGTACGACGAGCTGCTCAACCCGGCGACCAACTTGAAGGCCGCCTTCACGATGTCGGGCGGGTCGAACTTCCACGCCTGGCTCGGGTACCGAGCTGGCCTGTCGATCAGCGACTCGCAGCACAACGCTGCGGTCCAGGCCGTGAAGGACGCTCACCTCGGCGACGCCGTGTTCGACACCGGGCAGGGCGGCAACATGACGCCAGCCCGGCAGGCGATGCCGACGAGCCTGTTCGGTTCGATGGTGGCGAGCACCGGAAGTAATGGCGGTGGTGCTGGTGGCATCAACGTCAACGTCACGATCCAGTCCTCCGGCAACTACGGGTACGACGCTCAGCGTCTGGCTCGTGCGGTACGCCCTGCCTTCGAGGCCGAGTACGCCGAGGTGTCGGCGAAGAGGAGCAGCTGATGGCCGCCATCAACATGCCGTCACCGGACAGCGGCGGTGTGACCGGCGATGGGACAGCCGACTACCGCATCAACAACGACTACCTCTGGCCCCGCTACACGGTCCCCCCGTTCATGCGGCCGAGGAACTTCACGGCGACGCCTGGTGGTTCAGTCAGCACCAGCCCGTACCGCAACCCGGGTCTGCTGCGTGGGTGGATCTACCCCATCGACGTCAACACCACCGACTACCTCTCGGCCGTCGGTGCCACCTCCACCAACGGCATGGACGACGCCGTGAACCGTGCGATCGCCGAGAAGGCGAAGGCTGACGCTGCCGCCGCCGCTACCGCTACCGACGAGGAAGAGGAGACGGTAGCTACTGCGCACCCGCCTGCCGGTCCCAGCACGGTGGTGCTCGCCAACGGTGAGCCCGCCTGGCTACCCAAGAAGATCCGCTACCGGGAGGGCAAGCAGTTCCAGTTCAACCCCTTCTTTGTCGAGGTGGCGATCGAGATGACCAGCGCCGCTCCGGCCGAGACACAGCAGCAGGGCGGCACCGCAGGGACCGAGCAGATCGGCGGCGCCACCACATCGCTGCAGCTGCTCTTCGATCGTTCGATGGAGACCTACGCCGCAACGATGGGAGTCGACAAGGTCGACGCCTACACCATCGATCCGATCTTCGCCGACATCGGTGTGCAGAAGGATCTGTGGGACGTCTACCGGATCCTCCTCGGTGGCGACAAGGACTACTTCAAGAACGTCGGCAAGAAGCTGGTCAACATCGATGACGTGGCTGGCGTCGGTGGGATGAAGGTGCAGCCGGGCAGCGTCACCGACATGACCACCCGCCTGTTCGACCTCGGCATCTCCGGGGCCAGTGCCTGGGGCCGTCGTGTCGCCGTGTTCTACAACCCCAACCTCGTGATCATCGGCGACGTCACGAGCATCGGGTTCGTGTACGCCGAGTTCAACGCCAACTACGTACCGATCAAGGCCAAGCTCGACCTCGGGCTGTCCATCCTCCACACCACCTCGGAATCAGGAGCCAACACCTTCGTGGGCGCCGACGACACCTCCACCGACACCCAGGGCACCGAGGGAGCGGACGGTGTCAACGGCACCGCCGATGACGTACCGCTCTCCTACGACCGCAACACCGAAGCCAATCGGCCTACGTACTCCACCGGCGCCGGTGGCCGCAACTACACGGTCTAGGTTCGGATCATGGACCGCTACGCCAACGAGAAGACCACCGAGGTACCACACAGCAACGGTGCCAACGTGCGCATCGTCATGCGCAGGCCACGCAGGTACCCGAGGCAGCCGTTCATGACCTACACGGCGACAGCTGCTGACTCGATGTGGACGCTGGCCTACCGCTTCCTCGGAGAGCCCCTCGACTGGTGGTTCATCGCTGACATGAACTGGCACGTCACTTGCCCCGACGAGTTGACGTGGGGGACGAAGATGGTCATGCCGGTGGTCTGATGGCTGATGTCTTCTCTGCTGGCTCGACTGCACTCAACGTCTCCGACTACGACATCGAGGAGCACTGTGGTCAGCACGATCTGCTGACCATCAACGGCACGGTGAAGAGCCTGGCTGCCGAGATCGGCAAGCCCGCAGCGCTACAGATCGACCAGGGCGCCTACTCCCGCAAGATCGTCGGCTACATCGACACCCAGGCCACGTCGATGGGTCGCAACCGAGAGACCTTCGACGCCGTGTACGTGCTCGGTGCGTCGAGCGTGATGCGCTCGGGCGGCGAGCGCAAGTGGAAGGCCAAGCGCCCCTTCGACATCGCTTCCGAGATCGTGCGTCCCTACGGCTTCTGCCTGGAGATGGACAAGTACGAGTACACGATCCCGTTGTTCGCTCAGTCGGCCGAGAGCGACTGGCAGCTGCTCAACCGGCTGGCCGCCGAGATCGGCATGGCGTTGATCGGTACCAACACCGTGATCCGCATGGTCGATCCGGTGAGGGAGATCCGCCGACGCAAGCTGCGCCCACTCAACACCGTCGACATCCGTACCCTGACGGACTACAACATCAGCCAGTCACCGGTACCGCTCGGCTACGAGGGGCGTGTGTTCCAGGGCGTCGACCGCTTCCGCAAGACCTTCTCGGTCACCGCCAACCCCAACGCCACCATCGTGCTGCCCGCTCCCGAGACGGTGCGTTCGTTGGAGGATGCGCTCAGCGCTGCCGAGAGGATCGAGCGACGCCGTCACCGGATGAAGAGGGCGACCTGCTCGATGAGCTTCATGCCGGTGCTGCGCAGTGGTACGACGCTGGCGTTGACCAACGGGAGCGATACCCGTGTGTGGTTCATCGTTGAGTCACGTCACATCTCCACCGGCAACGACAAGGTGCGCACGTACCTCGTGCTGAACCGTGACGACGACGACGACCGCACAGCGGTCGATGCCTGGCGTGGGTCGCAGTGGCCCGAGCCGGTGTTGATGGACAACCAGTGGGTCTCGTCCATCCGCTGGGAGCGTGAGCTGTGAGCACCAACATGTACGCCGTCTACGAGGCGAGGGTGCGCAAGTTCGACAAGGTGACCAAGGTCGCCACGGTCGTGATGCCTGGCGTCTACGGGATGGAGCCGATCGAGGCGCCGCCGTTCACACGCACCGGGATGAACACGGCGGTGATCGAAGACCTCGTCGTCGGTGACCGGGTGCTCGTGGTGCAGGGCGAGAACGAGGTGCCCGAGTGGCTCTCGACCAACCCCGATTGGTACCGAGTGTCTGGCCCGGTGAGCATCGTGACCAACGGCCCCAACATCAACCTGGCTCCCGCAGCTGCGAACCAGTACGCCTACGTCGCTTTCCACGACGAGACGTTCAACGCTTACGCTCCCATTCTGTCGTCTCGCCACGGCTGGGTCGGCAAGCACTCGACCACCGGAGCCATCTGGCTGGCGGCTGACACCGGTTACGACCTGATGCTCTTCGCACCAGGGAGTCACACGGCGACCATCACCGCCGGAGGCATCACTGCACTGGTGGCAGACCTCAACGGTGTGAACATCCCGAGCCCAGCCGAACTTGCCTTCGGCGCTTCGGTTCGGCAGATGATCAACCTGTACGGATCGACGTACGGCATCGGGGTGCAGTCGAACACTCAGTACTACCGCTCCGCAGGCAACTTCGCCTGGTACCGGGGCGGTGTTCACTCGGGCACGGCTCTCGACCCGGGTGCCGGTGGTGTCAAGGCGCTGACCATCCGGGCCGACGGTGTGATCGAAGACTTCCTCCGCATCCAGGGAGTGATGCGAGCACAGGTCGGCATGGCTGTGTACGGCAGGGGTTCGGCCTACATCCAGTTCTACGACAACAGCGGAGTCACGGCCCCTGATCCTGACGTCCTCAATACACGCACCGGCTACATCGGGTTCTCGGGTACCACTTCACCGGCCGCCAACCACCTGTACATCCAGAACGAGAACGGGGTCGACACTCGCCTCTATTCCGGCAGCGGCTCGATCATCCTGATCACCGACGCCACTGAGCGTGCTCGCCTCACCTCCACCGCCTACCTCTTCGGCAAGACCGGCTACAACACCTACCAGACCGTTGGTGGTGTGGAGATCTGGCACGCCGATGCGCAGGTGATGATCACGCAGACGACGAACACCTTCAACTCGATCTGCCACGTCAATGGAAGCGCCGCTGACGCCATCAGCGTCAGCTTCCTGCGCTTCTACACCGGCACGACGATCATGGGGAACATCACACAGTCCTCGACCGGCGTCACCTACGGGAACGTCAGCCATGGGCCGTGGAAGGGCAACGTTCAAGATCTCGATGATGATGAGGCGTTGGAAAGGCTTGCTCGTTGGCGGCCCGTCGCTTACCAGTGGAAGTACAACGCCGACGGCATACGTGACGAGGACGGCGAACCGTCAGGTGACTTCGAGCACGGGTTCATCGCCCAGGAGCTGTACGAGGTGGAGCCCACGGCGGTGGGCAAGGGGTACGGCACTCAGGACGATCAGAGGGTGTGGCTCGAACGCAAGGCGTTCCACGAGGCGGCGCACGCCGACGAGGAAAGCCCGATGCCCTTCGAGGAGCAGGATCCGTTCCTGCCATGGACGATCGACGCCGCCGATCTCGTGCCCGACATGGTGGCGGCGATGCAGGCGATGATGCGACAGATCGAGGCGCTGCAGGAAGAGGTAGCGCTGTTGCGGTCAGCCCCGGGCGACGAGGGACGCTAACTAGGGTGGATCCCATGACCGCACCCATCCAGCCGCCGCCTCCCGGCACCACCTTCACCAAGGATCCGGTGCAGATCACCACGGCGCTGTTCACGTTGCTGCTCGGTATCAACGCCGTGTTGATGATCACCGGAGTGTTCGATGAGGTGGCGGGCGGGATCATCACGGGTGTGCTCACCGCAGGATGGGCAGCTGTCAACCAACTGTTCGTGCGCCCGGCCACGGTGCCCCGACAACCACTCGCCGAGCTGGCGTACGAGAATCAACAGCCAGCCGGGTCTGTCCTACCTGCGTCCACTCCAGTGGTCGAGGTGTCAGACCTCCCCATCGATCAACCACCACCCACAGGAGCAACGCAATGAGCACCACCGATCCCACCGCCCCCGCCGCCCCCGAGGCTGATCCCGAGGTGCCACCCGACTACGTCAGCGATCCCGTCGACCCCGACGAGGAGGACGACGAGGCCGAGGACGACGACTGATGGCCGAAGTCCTGTACCCGGATGGGTACGCCCCGGGCAAGCCGTACGGGCGCATGGCGACGATCGATGAGGTCTTCGCTCGCAGCTCGGTGAAGATCCTCAACCCCGAGTACAAGAAGCGCTGGAAGGGGTTGATGGTCGCCTCGGGCGGCAAGCTCGGCATCGGCGGCGGCGGGCGCACCACCGAGCAGCAGGAGACCGTGTTCCTCTCCCGCCACAACAAGGTCGGTTCCGGTGGCTGCTGCAGCTACAACGGCCAGCGCTACCAGTTGAAGAGCGGCTTCGCTCACGCCTCGCCCCCGGGGCTGTCGTTCCACGAGACGATCGTGGACGGCGGTGCTGCTGCGGTCGACGCCGTCGGCGACTTGAAGTGGGCGGCGCTCCACTGCGAGGCGTACGGCCTCGCTCAGGCGTCGTGGGGCAATGAGCTGTGGCACTTCCAGTTCTACGAGTTCCCCAACAGCGTGGGCTCGTGGAAGCGCTCGGGCTCGCCCTCGCCGCAGGCGTGGAAGCTGCCCGGTGGCAGCACGCCGCCGCCCCAGCCCAAGCCGCCGTCCGGTGGCACCACCTACACCGTCGTGGCCAACGACTCGTGGTACGGCATCGCCAGCAAGGTGGGCTGCACGCCCGAGCAGCTCGTGGCGGCCAACCCGCCCAAGACGATGCAGACGGTGCTCCACCCCGGCGATGTGCTCAACGTGCCGTCGAGCGCCACCAAGCCGCCTGCTCCGAAGCCGCCGACGGATTGGGTGAGCTACGGCGTCAACGCCAAGACGCCGCCCGGCAACCCGATGCTCTCCAAGGGCATCGTGCACTACAACGTGCAAGAGCTGCAGGCGATCCTCTGCTCGATGCCGACGCTGCCCGCCGACGGCGGCAAGCCGATCTACAACCCCGAGTGGGTCGACAAGGACAAGATCGGCTCGGGCCCACAGACCGACAACCTCTTCGGTGACGCCACCGGCCCGGCGCTGGCGTACTGGCAGAGCAAGAACGGCCTCACCGCCGACAGCAAGTACGGCCCGCAGACCTCGGCCAAGCTGGCGGCGGTACGGGGGAAGTGACCACATAGCGCTCGGTGGAGGGGCGCACCTTATGTTCAAGGGGCGCTCCGTCATCGAGATGATGATCCTCGCCTTCACGGGCGTGGTCGTCTTCGTGATGATCACGATGGCGGCGTCGATCATCGCCGTAGAGATCGCCAGCAGAGGTGAGGCCAACACCGACCGTGCCGTCGATGCCCTGATGTCTTTAGTCAGCGGCATCCTCGGTGCGCTTCTTGGGCTGATCGCTGGTAAGACAACGTCAACGAACACCGATCTCAACCAACCACCGCCGCCTCAACCACCTGAGCAGCCACCACCGTCATGAGTAAGTTCCTGCCGCTGTACATCTTGGCGGGAGTGTCCGTGGGCTGCGGCGCCTCGACGGCTGCCGTGCTGGCAGCCACTGACGGTGCAGGCGGGGTTACGCCGGTCACCACCGTCGTTGAAGTACCGACCGGTAGCGTTGCGTTCGAGGTCATCCCTGGGCCCGCTGGGCCTCAAGGGGTCCAAGGAGAGCAGGGCGATCGTGGCCAGCCTGGCCCACCGGGAAGCGATGGCCTCTCGATCATCGGGCCAGCTGGTCCACCAGGCAATGATGGCGAGAGCATCGTCGGTCCCGCTGGGCCTCCCGGCAGCGACGGACGTGACGGCAGCAACGGGATGGCTGGCGAGTCCATCGTCGGTCCCGCTGGCCCCGCTGGACCTCAGGGCGAGCCCGGAAGCGACGGCCGTGATGGTGAGTCGATCCAAGGAGATAGTGGCCCCGCTGGCCCCGCCGGTCCTCAAGGCGAGCCAGGGCAGGACGCTCAGAATGTTCCGGTACCGGGCCCGCAAGGAGAGTCTGGTCCAGCTGGTCCGCCAGGAAGCTCGGTGGTTGGGCCGCAAGGTGAGCAGGGAGTCCCAGGCCCGCCAGGAGCTGACTCACAGGTCGCTGGTCCGCCCGGTCCCGCTGGCCCACCGGGCAGTTCGGTGATCGGTCCTCAAGGACCGGCTGGCGAGTCCGTAGTCGGGCCTCCTGGGCCGCCCGGGCCTACTGGCCCACCGGGCCAGCCAGGAAGCTCCACCGGCTGGTGCCCCGGCACCTTGGGCAACATCGTCGTGCGCACTGGCCAGGGTCACGACGCAACGGTCTACGCCTGCGTGGTGGGGTGAGAGCACCGCCGAGTTAGTGCTGCGTGGGAAACTGGCGGGGTGACCATGACGTCGAGCGTCTTCGGTCCCGGCACCTGGAGCATGGACTACCTCGTGACCGGGGGCTGGGCCTATGCGCCCATCGGCGACGTCTACCCGCTGGAGCCGATCTGGTCGGAGAGCCACGGCGTTACCGGCGACACGGTCAACGTCGCCGACGAGCAGAACTACTACTCGATGGTGTGCCCGTACTACGCCGACATCGACCCCTACTTCATCGTGCAGATCACCGAGGACGACCTCTCGACCGAGGACGTTGTCGAGGAGGGTGTACCGGCAGGCGCCGTCGCTACCTCGGCGTGGTGCTGGCTGCCGTGGGGGTTCCACCAGGAGCATCAGGTGCTCGTGCAGCAGGTGATGAGCGGCGAGGCTCCCGACGAGGTGTGGACCGGCAAGTTCAAGGTCACCTTCGAGAAGCCACTGCGTCAGGCGATCGGTCCCAACACGTTGGCCAAGTTCGCCTTCGACTTCTGGATCGAGGGCGATCTCGAACGTGCTCGACTCGCCTTCGGCGACGTGGTGTTCCGTCGATGACCGACACCATCAACGAAGCTGCGCTCGGGCCGAAGCGCAAGTTCACGGCGACCGTCGGCTTCCCATCGTCACGGGTCTCGGTGGGGCGCAGCGAGTCGATCGACTTCGTCACCGGGCCCGGTGGCACTGCTGGCACCCCGGGCCCACCCGGGCCGCAGGGTCAGTGGGAGAAGATGACCAAGGCTGACTTCGACGCCCTGCCCACCAAAGACCCCAACACGCTCTACGTGATCATCGGATAAGGAGACACCCGGCCATGCGCCACTTCGGCACCAGCTACAAGTTCGCCCACCATCGAACGGTCGACGGTGAGCGCTGCCTCATTTGGGGCAACGGTATTGGGGAACTGCTCATCCCCGTCACCTCCCTCGAATACGCCGAGGCTCTCGGCGATCGTGGTTGGCAGGGCAACGCTCTCGTCAACGAGGGCGAGGACGAACTGCTCAACACCTACTTCCGGGCGCAGGCCAAGCAGACCACGCTCTACGGGCGGCTGTACGGCGCTGGCTCAGTGCTGGAGACGTCGACCCTGGCGGCGCCAGTGGCCACCGAGGTGGCGGGTACCGGCTACTCGCCGAGCACGCAGTGCGCATGGACGGTCGGCAACACCGACTTCGGTGCGCCCGCCGACTCCTCGGGCTCGCAGACGACGACCTCGACCACCAAGACGTTCACCGCTGGTGCGGGTGGTTGGACGGCTGCGGTGCAGCTGTTCCTCGCCACGGCTGCTACCGGCACGGCGGGCAAGCTCCTCGCCTTCGTGGCCCTGTCGGCCACCCGCACGCTCGCCGCCACCGACACCCTCGACGTCTCCGTTGCTGTCGGCCTGAACTGAGGCCCGCCTAACGGCGGGAGTAGCTGATGGCGGTCGCATTCAAAGCAGCGGTAGCGATCGGTGTCGGCACCTCATCAAGCACCACGCTCGTCTGCACGACGAACGGGGCGATCGCTGTCGATGACCTCGTTGTCGTCCGTGTTGCCACCGACAACCTGAGCGCTACGACCCCGACGCTCACCTGTACCGACTCGGGCGGCAACACCTACGTCCGTCACCACGGTGGTGCGGTCAACGCCACTGCCGCAGCCGGGGTAGCCGGGGCGATCTTCGACACCAAGGCGACCGTCGCCGTCAACATCGGTGGCACGATCACCATCACCTTGTCGGGAGCCGTCGCCCACAAGGCGTGCTTCGCCCAGTCGTTCACTGGAGCCGAGAACACGGTGCGCTCGACGGCGGTCAG